CGAGCCCACCAATGTCGTATCGCATCGGCGCTCATAGCGTCGCCACCCCTTGAATTTTGGCCGATTTTTCCTCATCGTCAATGAGCGGGCTGTCGCATGGTGTCGCAGCGGATCGCGACCCCTTCGGGGGCATTTTGGGGGCACCGCTGAAAGGATTGGGGGCATCGTGGCACTTACAGATGTGCAAGCACGAAAGGCGAAGCCAGCGGAGAAGGACTATAAGCTTGCCGACGCGGGCGGGCTCTACCTCTTCGTCACGCGGGCGGGCTTCAAGTCGTGGCGCATGAAATATCGATTTGGCGGCAAGGAGAAGAGACTCACCTTCGGCCCCTACCCGGAGGTGACGCTCGTCGAGGCGCGCGAGCATCGCGACGCGGCGCGCCGGCAGTTGCGCGAGAACCTCGACCCGGCCATCGAGCGGCGGAAGGCGCGAGCGGCAAGCGCCGTGAACGCCGGCACGACGTTCGAGAAGATGGCGCGCGCCTGGCACGCGGTACAGACGCCGCGTTGGTCGCAAAATTATGCGGCGCTCGTTCTGCGGGCGCTGGAGCGTGACGTTTTCAAACACATCGGCGCGATGCCACTGCGCGATATCGACGCGCCGCTCGTCCTGTCGACGCTGCGAAAAGTCGAGGCGCGGGGCTCGATCGAGACGGCGAAACGCATTCGGCAGCATATCTCGGCCATATTCGTCTATGGAATCTCGGAAGGCGCGGCCTCGGCCGACCCCGCATCGCTTGTCGGCAAGGCCCTCAGGCCGCTCGTCAATAAAGGCAAGCAGCCAGCGATAACCGATCTGAAAAAGGCCCGGCAGATACTGATCGATTCGGAGGCGGACGTTGGCGGGCCGCAAGTGAAGCTCGCTTCACGTCTGCTGGCTCTGACGGCCGCGCGGCCCGGCATTGTCCGCACGGCCCTCTGGTCTGAATTCGAGGGCATTGATTGGAGCGATCCCGATGCCCCCGCCGAGGGGGCCTTGTGGCGCGTACCGGCTTCGCGAATGAAGCTGGACCTCGATCGGAAGAACGAGGAGGCTTTCGAGCACGTCATGCCGCTTTCGCGACAGGCCGTGGACGTGCTGCGCGCGGCCCGGCGCCTGACGGGGCGAATCAAACTCGTCTTTCACAGCACCCGTTCGACCCACATGCCCATGTCAATGAACACGATCGGCTACATGTACAATCGAATCGGCTATCGCGGGCGGCACGTTCCGCACGGATGGCGCGCAGCCTTCTCGACCATCATGAACGAGCGGGCGCGGGATCATGGGCAAGCGGATGATCGAGCGGTGATCGACCTCATGCTGGCCCATGTGCCAAAAGGGCTATCGGGGTCAGAGGCGGCCTACAATCGCGCCTCACACATGAGCCGCCGGCGCGAGCTGGCGCAGGAGTGGGCCGATCTGCTGATGGACGGCCTGCCGCCGGCTAACGACCTGCTAGATGGAAGGGTGCGTGACTAGGCCGCCTCGACGCCCCAGGCCATCGGGTTCGCGACCCATGCGTCGATGTGGCTTTCGTACCAGCCGACACAATTGGCGCTGAGCTTCACGGCCTGCGGAAACGAGCCATCGCGCATCTTGCGATAGATCGTCGCGCGATGCAGGCCGGTGCGGCGCTGCACGTCAGGGAGGCGGAGCAGGCTGTCGTGGCGCAATTCACCCATCTCGCCCCTCCATAAGCACGGCGCGGACGGCGAGGCCGAGAGGGGTGCTTCGGACATATCCGCCGTCCATCCATGCGAGTCCTCTGGACACAAGGGTTCGTGCCGTCTGCCGATGGATTTTCCCGAATCGGGTCACTGCCCGCTTCTGCGCCTCGCTCAGTTTCCCCGCGATTTCGCGCGCTTCGTCGGTCATGGGCGGGGCTCCCCAGGCCGGCATGCCTCCGCGACCAGATTTCCGTTGTCCCAATCGTCGCGATAGATCGCATACCCGCCCGCAAGCTGAGCGCAGGAGGTATTGACCCGGCCGGCCATCACGACGGCGACCGTGCGCCCGTACCTGTCCGTGGTGACGCGCTCGATCCTGACCGGGCCCGATGCGAGCAAGCGCCGCAGATTGTCCCGGCTGGCGATCGGATCGCCCGGCGCGCAATGGCGTCCGCGCGGGTAGCAGCCGTGCAATTCGGGCGCGTCGATGCCAAGCAGGCGGATGCGCTCCGAGCCACAGCGGATTGTATCGCCGTCGGTCACGGTGCAGCCCGAGACGGCCGCGAGGGCGAGGAGAATAATCACGGGTTCTCTCGGTCCCATTTTTCGTTTTCGGCAACCTGGGCCGCCTTGGCCGCGTCAATCTTCGCCTGCGGGTCCGTCACCCCCAAGCGAGTGAGAAGTTCGATCAGCGCGTCTTCGGAATGGTCGTACCACGATGGCCGCACAAGCATCTGATCGGCGCTTTTGTAGACGTGGAATTTGCACGAGCGGCCATGAACATAATCCATGCTCGCAGCTATTCGATCGTCGCCCCGTGCAAGTATCTCGTCGGTCGTCTCGTCGTCGAGCGGTCCTCCACGTGCGTGAAGAAAACCAAGGCCCTGCGGAGCCGACATCTCATATGCGATTTGCACCGCCTCGCGCAGTTTATTGGCGGGGATAGTGATGTAGCAGGCTTCGTTCATCGTGTTTTCCTTTCTGTTGCAGCGAGCGCTAGGAGGCGGCGAGGGCGAGGAGGGGGAGGATCATTCGCCGCACCCCCGACCAACAAGTTCGCCATTCTCGCCAGCGGTGAAGTCTCGCCAGTGCACCCATGCGTTCGGACAATGGAAACCCCAATCCCGAACCTTCGGGCCAGTGAAGAACAGAGAGACGCACGGTTCGCCACCGATCAATTCAAGGCGATGAGCGTCCGTAGCCGAGCGGTGAACCACGTCGCCGGGCTCGCGGAGGAATGTCCCGCTCGGCGTCACCTCGCGATATCGCCCGATCACCAACACTGATGTGTTCTCCCAAGGGTGATCGTGCAGAGCCCTGTCGTCGTCATCACGCAATATCTCGTGCAGATAGACGTTCTGCCGGGTGTTTCGCGGGACAATCCACCAGCGGCGCAGATAGGCTGGCTCGCCGATTACAAAGTCAGGGTGACGCTGCATGCGAGCGCGTGCCCAAGCGGCCATATCGTCCATATCAGCGTAGTTCAGGCTCACCCTCGTTTCTCCCCGATATGGTCGCCTCGCTTGATGGCGTCGGCAATGGTCGATATGCAGAGGACAGCGCAATGTACTCTGTGCGAAGTTCAGCATTCTCCACCGCGCTCCGATGGTTTATCTGCGCGAGGTGTCGGGCATACTCCACCAACGCTGCGCGCTCTTGTTCAGCTTCGGTCATGATCTACCCACATAGTTGCGCACGGCCCTCAAGAACCGCTCGTATGTCTTAAAGCCCTCGCAGCGCGCGCTGAGCCGCGCCGAACACTTGTCAGCATAGGCGCCGAATGTGGCGCCACATTGGTCACAGATTTGACGATCGCCGAAATAATCGATCACGTCGGCCGACCATGGAAATGTCATGGGCGCGTCCTCAATGCTGGGCAGGTTTGTGTTGCGCCCGGCAGGGGACCTCTAATGCTGGGCACGCCTTGATTACCGGTCATTCCGTCCTCCCGATCTGGCGGATGGCGGCCTCACAGCCCAACGCCGCCTGGAACCCGTCGGCATCGTCGTAGGTCGTCTCGGCCAAGGTCGCGCAGACCTCCGCCGCCCGCCCGAGGATGATGGGGATCACGGCGTCGGCGGCCCTGCGATCGACGTCGCTCGTCCGGCCGGGTGTCGTGCCGGGTAGCGCGCGGGCCGCCGCCACGGCATCCGCTACCTGTTCGCGGAGGGTCGTCACCGCACCCCTCCCTCATTCGAGGCGATGGCGGCGCGGCACTTCTCGATGCAGTTGGCGAGTTGCTTGGCCGAAGTGTAGCGGGTCTTGCCGTCAAACTCGTCGACCGCCCATTGAAGCGCCTCCGCCAGCGCCGCGACCTTGGCCTCGGCGGCGGTGGCGCGGGCTTCGGCGTTGTTCCACTCATGTAGCTGCGCTTCGTTCTTGCTGTCGGCCTCCTTGAGGGCCAACGCCATTACCTGCTCGTGCGCTTCGACGATCCGACACGCGAGCCAGCCGATCGACGCGTCGGGCAGGTTCGCCTCCAACCAGAGCGCGATATGGTCAGCATTCGCGATGTTGAGTTCGCGTTGCAGTCGCTCAGTTTCCGCCGTCGCGCGTTCGATTTGTTCGTGGGTAAAGCGCAACTCATGCGCTTCGTGGTCAAGGTCGGTCATGCGGCCTTCCGATCTGCCTCGGTGAGGCAATAAAACTGGAGAAAATCCTCGGCAGAGACTTCGCCGTCACGAAGCTGCTCCATGTGACGGGCAAGATCTTCCAGCGAGAAGTCGTAGCCGTAACGGCGCCCTTCCTTCGAGATTGCCCCGGCGGCTTGTCGGAGCATGTTGATAGCGTTGCATCTCATGCGGCTTCTCCGAACAGGCTGGGTTGGGCGGGGCGGAGGTCGATGCTAGCGGCCTCGCACCGCGCTCTCGCGGCGCCATCGCGCATCCACTGCACGTTCTGACGCGAACGAGTGTCTGCCTCGCGGTCCAGAACGGCGGCGTAGTAGAGGAGGAAATCATGCTTCTCGGCCGGGGTTCGATAGCGCATCACCCCTCGCCTCCGTCGATATTGCGGCGGGCCACGTCGAAGGAAATCGCCACGATCCACGGGTTGTCATACCAGCGCTTGCCGGGGGCGGTGTTGATGATGGACCAGAGGTCCGCGAAATCCTGCTGCGCGATACCGTTATCCGGGAGCCGTGATCGAACGCCTTCGGCCACCGCGTCTTCGCCGCTGATCTCCTGCAACCGCTGGACGCGCACGTCAGTCACGGTCAGGGTGAGGCGGGAAAACTCGCGCGGCATGAAGATCGACGGCCAGTATTTGGCATTTGGGTGTCGCGGATCATTGTCGGCGCGGTAGATGACGCCTCCTCGGCCGAGCATCCGGGCTTGCGATATTTCGAATACGCCATCGCCCGAATGCGACCACGTTTCTTTGACCCAGAGACGATCGCCGAGGGCGTAACCGATATGGGCCATCCAGCCCGTCCGCGCCGCCGGAACTTGCCACTCGAAAGCGTCGGCTTCCCAGAACCAGCCATCGCCATGCAAATGACGAAAGCCCGACGCGCCTTGCAGCGCTCTGGAAAGAGCGTCGCCCGCCAGTGTGAACGCAGGCGTTTCCGGTGTGGCGAATACACGCGCCTTGGTCAGCACCCGCCTCGTCTGCGTCTTCCGCCCCTCAAGGATCGCGCGGATCATCGGGGCGGAGAAGAGGATGGGACGGTCAGCCATCAGAACGGCGCCCATCGTCATCGCAACCCAGCCCCTCATCGAGGAAGGCCGGCGCGAACTCGCTCGGATCATCTTCGGGTGCGGGGAGCGCCGCAGTGGGCAGCGTCGCACGCAGGCTGACGGGCAGGTCCCACTCGGTTTTGTGGCAGCGCTCCAGCGCAACCGCCGCCGTGCACGGCGTGAAGGCGTAGAGTGAGCCGCCACCGATCAGAACGGCCGGCAACAGTTCGCCATTGTAGATCGGCTCGATCGACAGCATCTTCGTGCCGAACCGTTCGACCTCCTCGCATCGACCCACGAGAGTGCGGTGGCCGAGGCATTCGACGATGGCGTATTCGCCGGTGGGGAGGGAGGGGTCACTCACGCCGCCACCTCATTCATCCGCTGGATCGCCGCCGCGCGCAGTTCCGCACCGTCCTCCTCGTCGAACAGCGGAAGCAGCACCTTGACCCGCGCGTCCACGTCTTCCGGCGCGGCGGCGCGGATTTCGGCGAGGGCGGATTCCAGCGTCGTGGTTTCGCCGCGCTGGGCGTCAGTGGGGCCTTGGGCGAAGGGATCGTCTTCCGGCAGCGCCGCCAGATCATCAGATGCGGTGCAGAGCGCCTTGATCTCCTCCATGATCGGTCGGATGACGCTGCGGGCGGGCTTATCCTGATCCGCCCACCACGCCGTGAAAGCCTTGGTGCCGCCGCGCGCGATCTCGCGGGCGTGGTCCATCGCCTCTTTCTGCTTCTGCGCGCCGCCCTGCCCCTTGGCCCATTCGGCCATGGCGGCTCCTGTGGCCTCGCTCATCGGGCGGCGGGGATCGAACAGCGTGCGAAACTGGTCGGCCACCTTCACCTGATGGACGGGGCAACCCGGCGCGGACGGGTCGAGAATGATCATCGCGGTCATCTCGAACATCAGATCGCCGTCGCTTGCGGGATCCCACGGAATGTCATCACGGCGGGTCTTGGTCTTACGGGCGTTTTTCGCCTTGTCCCCAAAGCCCTGCTGCATGACGGGCTTGGCGCGCGTGCAGATGATGATATTCGTCTTGGCGCGAACGATGCGATCGATCAGACGGCGATAGCGCGGTTTCACCTCCGCCCATGCGAGTTGACTATATTTCGCCGGGTCCACCTCATAGCGGCCATTCGCCCGCTTCTCGGCTTCACGCACAAGGCGGTCCAATACCTGCGCGTGAAGGTCCAGCACGCCGCCGACGCCCTCCCATGCATGGGAAAAGGAGTCGAGGATCAGCACCGGCAGTTCGGCGGCCTCGGCTGCGTCGATGACCTTGATCCAGCGTTCGGGCGGGAAGCCGATCAACTCGCCCGCCTCGTCGATGGCGGTGAAGTCGAAATGTGCCATTTCGGGGAAAGCCGCTTTGTAATGAAGGGCGCGGCGATTCTCGGTATCGACATAGCCGATGGTCGCGCCCTTCGCGCCGGTCATTGTCTCGGCGATGCCGCGCGCAACGCGGAGCGCGGTGAAGGTCTTGCCGGTCCCCGATCCGCCGGACACGCCGAAAGCAATCGTCAGCGGATCGTTGATCTCCGCGACCGGGATAAAGCGGATGCTCATCAGTAATTCTCCTGTTCGACAAGCCACGCGGGCGGGTCGATCTCGTGGACGCCGATTGGATAGCCGGGCCAGTTGTCGGCGCGCAGGCACTCGCCCCAGATGCGGCGGGCCTTTGCCGCGCGCAGGGTGGCGAGGTCCGAGAAGGACGCCGAAAGACGGATCAGGCAGACCTCGAACGGAGCCGCCTTTTCCTGGAAGATGAAGGTGAAAGCCCGGTCCTCGCCCGTCGCGGCCTTCCAGACGGCCTGATAGTGCGCCGCCTGCACGTCGTATCCATAATTCAGGATGGATCGCAGGCAGGCGTCGGGGCTGGCGTCCTCGCACGTCTTGAAATCATAGATCGGGATCGCCGGGTCTTCGTCGATATTGTCGAACATCGCCCGGCACCACACGTCATCAACCCGCGCGATGGCCGCGACCTCGGAGCGTTCCGGGCGCAGTGTGATGCCATGTTCGCGCAGCCGGTCGCGCGCGACGATGGCCATGGCCTCGATGGCATCGCATTCGGTCTGCTTGAGCGGAGTCTGCCCGGCCTCGCGGGCGTCCGCGACGAACTGCTTCGCCTCCTTCGTGCTGATAGCGCCATTACTGGCGAGCAGCGCCTCCGGGATCGCGACATAATCGTCACCGGCCCCTAGCACGGCGCGATGGGCGGCGCGGCCGATGTCGAACGTCTTCTTGTCGATCGACACATAAGCAGGATTCAGGCGGCGGCTCAGGCACCACGCATGGAGTGGTGATTTCTTGAGCAGCGTCTTCGCCAGCGTTGACGACAGGCTGGGTTCCGGTGCCTGATCCGCGTGGTATTCGGCCGCATCCATGTGGCCCACGAACGGGCCTTCAATGCGGGCGGTGCAGATTGCGGTGCTTGCCATCACATATTACCTTCCGGAGCCGCCGCGCCCACAGCGGCTCCCTTGGTTTCCGGGCGAACCGGCGTCGCGGGGGGTGTTTGCGACGGGGCGGGGGTGGAGAGGTGCCGCTCGACGATGCGGAGCGGCCAAACGGGCGCGCCGGTCAGAGGATCGTGCAGCCGCGAGTTAAGAGCGCGCGGCGGTGGCTGATAGAAACGCATCACGCCGTCACCGCCAGCCAGCCGCAGAGTAGCGCCCAGAAGATGACCAGCGCCGGGATCGCGCAGAGGATGGCGTGGCGCATGTCGAGCGGGCGGGTCACGCCGCCACCGGCAGGGCTTCGATCGCCGCCCGGCACTCGTCGGGCACGATCGCCAGCACCGCGTCTCGCATTTCTTTCGCGGTACGGAGCTTGGCGAGGTTCTGCGCGGCCTCATCGCGCTTTGCCAAGGCGTCGGCGTAGGCGTCACGGAGGGTAGCGCCGTAGCCGTGGACCCAGCCATATTCGCTGCCGGGACAGTTGTGCAGGGTGATGCAGGGACGATCTGTGTATTCGCCCCTCACCGCCACATCGACCCGATCCGGCAGCGTCCGCATCAGCGCCTCGATCTGGTCGAGCGTTGCGTCCAGGTCCATCACCGCGCCATGCGGCGTGTAGGTCATCTCCATCATCACCATATCCTCATTTCAAAGCAGTCGTCGCACTCGCGCGTCGGCGCGCATTTCGGGCACTCGGCGAACAGGCTCGCCAGCCAGCGGAGGATGCGGGTCACGCAGCCTCTCCCGTGATCCGCCGCATTCGCGCGTTGTATTCGCGGTTGCGCTTCGCCAGTTCGAGCTGGCCGGCGATCATCTTGAGATCGTCACGGAAACCGGGGCGATAGCAGGGGGCCACGCCGCTCGCCGCCGTGGCTTCGTCGAGTTCCGCATCGGTCAGCGGGCAGGCGGCCCGATACGAGCGCTCGATTTCAAGGAGGGTGGGCCGGGCCATTTCAGGCGGCCTCGGCTTCGGCTGCGGACGTGAAATCCTTCAACGCCTCTGCCGCGCGCAACTCGATAAACTGGATCAGCAACCGATATTGCTGACCATTGGAGCTGTCTCCATGTGACTCTTCGACGGCGGCCGAGAACTCGTCCAGCGTGCCGCTGAAGCAGCCGCGATTGACACGGATGCCGCGATCCTTTTCGAGGAACCAGCAGAGCGTCCCATGTTCGCTTCCGACGCACGAAAACCAGCCAAGGTGATTGCGATGGGAGACCCACGCGTCGCCGGAGACCTGCGCGTCGCCGGAGACCCGCGCGTCGCCGTAGACCCGCGCGTTGCCGTAGACCCACGCGTCGCCGGAGACCCACGCGTTGCCGGAGACCCGCGCGTCGCCGTAGACCCGCGCGTCGCCGTAGACCCGCGCGTTGCCGTAGACCCGCGCGTCGCCGTAGACCCACGCGTTGCCGTAGACCCACGCGTCGCCGGAGACCCACGCGTTGCCGGAGACCTGCGCGTTGCCGGAGACCCGCGCGTCGCCGTAGACCCGCGCGTTGCCGTAGACCCACGCGTTGCCGGAGACCCACGCGTTGCCGGAGACCTGCGAGAGATTATTTTCGCTTTCGACGTAGCCGCCGAGGTCGCCCACCGCGACACCGATCGCGGCGATCGCGACAAGTGCCCTGATGCGGAACAGCGTACGGCCGTCCCAGGTCTGAACGGTGTCATCCTTTACCAGTTCGTATTTTCTGGACGCCTCGGCCATCCGCGTTCCCTCCACTGTGTCGACCGTCTCGCGATCACCGGGAGGGTGATGGTCGGGTCGTCGTGTGGGGAGAATGTGGACTACGAAATGTAGCGCGTCAATAGGAAATGTAGCGTTGTGCTATCTTTTGTATCCCACCCCGCGCGAATCGGTGCTATCGGGGTGGGTGTGGCTCCCGCGCGGGAACGACGAGAAGCCCCCGGCGGCGGGTTAGCGCTGTCGGGGGTGGATCAAGACGTTTTGCACGCACCTGCAAACCCGGCACGCGCTTTTCACGAAAGGCGGGTTCCGTGGAAGGTGTGGCGCGCGAAAAAATCCGCCGGTGAGGACGGCCATCCCTTGCCTCCACAACCATTCATATCGAAACCGTTCCATCAACCTTTGGGTAAGGAGGGCGGGAGAGCCTCCTGCGGCCGCACTAAGCGGTTGATTGGAGAGATATATGTCTGGCTGCTCAAGAAATTGCGTACCGTGTGAACTGGGTTGTTTCGTGCTCATGGGCTTGGTGGCGAGGGCCGATCGACGGGCAGGCGACTCAATAACACATCTAACGCGCCAAGCGTTCGATCGAATGGCTGATGCGGGTTCGCCATTCGATGCTCCAAGCCTTCGCGAAGAACTTCGCCGATCTCTCGAAGCGCACCTTCGTGATCGCGGGCTTTCAACGCGTAAGGCGCCACGAGCGCGACCATCCGTCCCAGCTCGTCTGCACTAGGTAGCGTATCTTCCGGCGGCCGGGTTGCGTGGGGGCCGCCACTTTGCGGAATCGCGCCGCCATGCAAAAGCCACTTTCCGGGGACTCCCAAAGCCTCAGAGAATAGCACCACATGCTTTGAAAAGCCGTTTTGATCCGCTTCATACGCGCGATAAGTGACCGGCTTAATGTTGAGCGAGCGCGCAAACGCGGCCGCGTCTAAATGGCCTTTCCGCACACGCGCCCACCGCAGCCTTGCTCCCGGCGAATCAACGTTAGTCAGACTGTCAGCCATGTGTGTTGGCTCGCACAAACTAACGCTACAAATCATATTGCCTGATGCCGCTACGTTTGATAGCGTCATGTCATTATGGATCATCCGAACATCATCCAGTCGTTAGGTGGCGCCAAGGTCGTCGCAGAACGGCTTCGCGATCGCGGCGTCGTCGTCGCTGACGTGACAGTCAGGTCATGGACATTGGCCGGGAGGTCGATCCCAGCGAAATATTGGGCGCACATCGCAGACATCGCGAAGGAGCGAGGGCGAAGCCTCTCCTTCGAAGAGTTGGCCCAATCGGTGGCCGCATGATCAAGCCGCCCACCTCCCGTCTCATCGTCGACAACTCGTTGGTCTTTCGAATTGGCTTCGTGATGGGGGTCGGCATGGCGATAGGCGTGCTCTGCGTAGGGGGCACGCTTGGTTTGATCGGTCGTCTGCTCAAGTTGGCGGGGGCGTAGGAGCGTGACAGACATCGTCACAGACATCGTACTTCCGGCCCTCATCATTTTCAGCGTGCCGATCGGCATGGTCATCGGCGCCGTAATTCTCGCCGCCGAAGAAGAGCGACGGAAGGATCGCCGCCCATGATGCTCGCCCAAATCGCGCTCGGCCTCGCCGGCTACGGGCTGATCGTCATCGCGATCTGCCGCTTCTTCTACATCGCCGCCCAGGCCGACGACGACCGGCACGACGGCTTCACCTGATTGCATGGGGCGGGGTGGATACGCCTCGCCCGTTCATGTCGCAACGCAACATGATGGTTAAGAAATGTCCTGTTTCCAAACATTTACTATATTCGTTAGGGAGGTTCTTTAATGGATACCGAGACGTTCGCAGGTGCGATGACGTTGCTCGCGGTCATCAGTCTGCTTCTGGCGTGGCGAGCGCTGTCTCGTTTGGCTGCGGTGGAGCGCGAGCTTTCCGCGCGGACACCGAGGCGCGATGCGTCGGGCCGGTTCGTGTCATCGGATCGGGCGCGGGATCAGCGTGCCAGGCAGGATGCGACGACGGCTGCGTTGAGGGCGGGGCGGTGATGCGCTGTGAGAAGATCGGGCCGGCGACGCTGTATCTGGGGGATTGTCTCCAGATCATGACGACGCTCGGGCCGGTCGATCATGTGATCTGCGACCCGCCGTATGAGGCAAGCCTGCACGCAGCAAAGTCGCACATGTCCAATCTCCGGAAAGACGGCGGTCGCGAGCTTCAGGAAATCGACTTTGACTGCATCGACCCTATTCGGGAGCAGTTTATTGAACTGAGCGCCGCTGCCTGCGAAGGTTGGTTCATCGCCTTCTGCACTGTTGAAGGTGCGCGTCCGTGGGCTGACCGCATCAATGCCAGCAGCATGAAGTATAAGCGGGCCTGCGTCTGGGTAAAGCCGGACAGTACGCCGCAACTCAACGGACAGGGGCCGGCCCAAGGCGCGGAGATCTTCGTTACCGCTTGGGCCGGCACGGGCCATGCACGGTGGAACGCGGGTGGTAAGCGCGGCGTCTACACGCACCTCGTCAACAACCCCGAGCGCACCGGCCTGCATCCGACCGAGAAGCCCCGGCGACTCATGTCGGAGATCATTGCCGACTTCACCAGTCGCGGCGAGCTGATCTGCGACCCGTTCATGGGCTCCGGCACCACCGGCGTTGCAGCCGTGATGGCGGGTCGGCGGTTCATCGGAATCGAGCAGAAGTCCGAATATTTCGACATCGCCTGCAAACGCATTGAGGACGCGCAGCGTCAGGGCTCGCTGTTCGGGGAGGCGGCATAATGGGCAACCCCCGGATGCCGATCCCGGCCGGATTCGCCGATCACATGCACCTGCCGCTCGCTGAGCACGCTGCCCTGTTCGGAATAAGTCAGGCCACCGCCTCACGGATGCGCGGGGAGGTGCGCGGGCGTCCATTCTGTCAGGACAAGGGTGCATGCAAAGCGGTAGGGCAATCACATTGCGGAACCTGTGCCCAGCGCGCGAAAGCGGCGGCGGGATATGCTGGGCGCCGATGGACGGACGAAGAGATAGCGATCCTCGTCAAAGGCCGGCGCAAAGGATGGTCCTTCACGCGGATCGTGCGTGATTTGCCGGGAAGGTCCGCCGATGCGGCCGGCGCCAAATTCGAGCAGATAGAAGCAGCAAAGGCGGCCGAGCGCCGCGCGCAGGCAAATTACACGTCACCGATCTGGACACCGGACGAAGACCGGACATTGCTTGCGGGGCTCAAGGAAGGCTTCACGCACCGCGAGATCAGCGAGACGCTCTTGCCGCATCGGACGGTGGGCGCGATCCGCTGCCGCGCGCGGGTGTTGGGCGCCGTCGAGTCGGAAGCCGGTGGGCAAATCGCCCCGATCAGGTCGGAGAATACCGCCGAAGCGATCGGCAGCGCCAATCTGCGACGGGCGATCATCCGCTTTGCCGAGCGGCATCCCGAGAGCGCGATCGGCCGGGCGCTGATCGAACAGCGGGAGGCGGCGGCGTGAGGGACCAGCGTTATCCTGGCACGCTCGCGGAGGAAGGCCGGTTCGGCCAGTGGCTGGCGGGCGCGACTCCCGAAACGATCGCGCGGACGACCGTCGCCGATCTGCTGCAAAGCTACCGTCTCGATGCGCGCTGGATGGAGGCGAAGCTGCTCGCGCGGCAGGATCAAATCCGGCGTGAGGTGATGGGAGCGCCGGTGTGAAAGGCTCCGTCCAGCTCCGTCAGTTTCTGCGCGATATTCGCGCAGGAGCGCCCGTGACAGAGGCCGCCGAACGCGCGGGCATCTCGATCGGGGAGGCGATCCTGCACGCGAAAGCGGAGGACGCCGGCGAATATTCGGACATCGACACCAGGACCCCGACGATGGGGCATAACAGCGGAGGACAGGCCATGCCGGACGTTATCCAGTCGGATCAATTGAGGCTCCTCATCGAGCGCGTCGAGCGGCTTGAGGAAGAGAAGAGCGGCATCGCCGCCGACATCAAGGATGTCTATGCGGAGGCCAAGGCGGTCGGCTACGACCCGAAAATCATGCGCGAGATCGTGCGTGAGCGACGGACGGAAAAGCACGTCCGCGACGAGCGCGAGGCACTGCTGGACACCTATCGCGCAGCGCTGGGCATGCTGGACGGCACGCCGCTGGGCAACGCAGCGCTTCGGGCTGTCGGCTGACGCGCGTGCCGCAAATCGTCCTCCCCTGGCCTCCGAAGGTGCTGTCGCCGAACGCGCGGGTGCATTTCCGCGTCAAGGCGGGCGCGGTGAAAGCATATCGCGAGACAGCCTACTGGCTGGCGAAGGCTACACCGCTCGCGGTTCCGGCCGAGGGCGGAATCGCGCTGCGGCTCGATTTCCACCCGCCCGACCGGAGGCGCAGAGACCTCGATAATATGCTCGCCGCGATCAAGGCGGGGATCGACGGGATCGCGCAGGCGCATGGCGTGGACGACGCGCGATTTGGTTTCTGGCTGAGCCGGGAAGCGCCGGTCAAGGGCGGCGCTGTCGTCGTCACGGTGATGATGTGACCGCGCGCCTCATCGGAGAGATCACCGCGCCGCTCGTCGAGCGCGCCCAGACCATGGCCGGCTTTCAGGCGATGCTCCGTCGCTGCCCGACCTCACACGCCCGCAAGGGCCTCATCCTCGCCGCCTATGACAGCGGCGCGATCGACGAGGCCGACGCGCGCCTCCTGATCGAAGCAGAAGGGCTTGAAACAGCATGAGCGGCCCAACCGCATGGATGCCATTCTACGTCGGCGATTATCTCGGCGATACGCAGCGCCTGACGACGGAACAGCACGGCGCCTATCTCTTGCTGATGCTCGATTACTGGCGCAATGGCCCGCCGCCCGACGATGACGCGGTCCTTCAGCAGATCACGAAGCTGGAGCGGGCAGCGTGGAAAAGGCACAAACCGGCGCTTGCCCGCATGTTCGTTGTCGCCGATGGTGTCTGGCACCACAAGCGTATCGACCGCGAACTGGCGAATGCGGCAAGCAACGCCGAGCGCAGATCGAGCAAGGCGAGGGCGGCGGCAGAAGCACGCTGGGGCAATGCTCCAAGCATACCCGAAGCATGCTCCGAGGATGCTCCAAGCATGCCCGGCCCAAGCATGCTTGGAGAATGCCCGCCACCTTCATCAAGTAAGAAGAACCCAACAGATAAATCTGTTGGGGCCGCCCAACGCGCAAATCGGCTCCCGAAAGATTTCGTTGTTCCGCCCGAATGGCGGGCGTGGGCAGCACAGGAACTCCGTCTATCGCGATCGGTGATCGACACCGAGGCGGCGAAGTTTGTCGACTACTGGCATGCAAAATCAGGGAAGGACGCGACCAAGCTCGACTGGCAAGCGACCTGGCGCAACTGGTGCAGGAACGCTCGGCCGGGCCGCCCGGTTCACCAAGGCCGCGACGATGAACCCGAAATGCCGGCGTTCGCCTGATGGATTCCCGCACCATCGCCGATGCGCTCGCCGAGCACGGTATCTCGCTCAAATCCTACGGCAAGGGCGAGCAGACGCGGACCTGCCCGCAATGCTCGCACACCCGGAAAAAGAAGAAGAATCGCTGCCTGTCGGTGCTGATCGACGACGATGGATTTTGCTTTTTTTGCTTTCATTGCAATTGGAAGGGAGGATCACGTGGAACTGACGCAGCCGCACAGGAACTGGCTGGACGCGCGCGGCATCGATCCCCGGATCGCCGAAAAATTCGGGCTTTTCACGAAAGCGGGAAAGGGCGCGGAATGGCTCGCGGTCCCCTACGTCGAGAACGGCCGGATCGTGAATCACAAATACCGGGTGGCCTCCGACAAAACCCGGCAGATGATGGATTCCGGCGCGCCGCTCACGCTGTGCAATCACGACTGCCTGCTGGATCACTCGCTGGACGCGACGCCGCTGATCATCGTCGAGGGCGAGTGGGACATGCTGGCGGTGATGACGGCCGGCAAGCTCCGGGTGGTCTCGGTGCCCAACGGCGCCCCGAGGGAATCCAGTGACGATCAGGAACTCACCGAGGGCGCGCGCTATGCGTGGTTCTGGCGCCATCGCGAGTTGCTCATGGGCGTCAGGCAGGTCGTCCTCGCGGTGGACAGCGACGAGCCGGGCAAGGCGCTTGCCGCCGACCTCTGCCGCCTGTTCGGCCCCGAGCGGTGCCTGTTCGTCGAGTACCCCGACGGGTGCAAGGACCCGAACGATGTCGTCAGCCTCTACAGCCACCAGACGCTGGTCACGATGCTCGACAGCGCGCGGCCCTATCCGGTGCGCGGTCTCTACACGATCGACGATTTCCCCGAACAGCCGGCCTATACCCGTTATTCGACCGGGATGGCCGAACTCGATGAGCTGTTCCAGATCGTGCCGCGCACGTTCACGGTCTGCACGGGCTATGCCGGCCAGGGCAAGACGAGCTTCCTCATGTGGATCATCGCGGGCCTGATCCGGCGTGGCGTCCACGTCACGATCGCGAGCTTCGAGACCGACATCAAGCCGGTCTTCCAGCGCAAATTGCGGGCGGCGCTGATCGGCGCGGGTGAGTATTCGCGACATCCACCCGACGCGCTCCAGCGGGCGGATGACATGATCCGCAAGCACGTCGCGTTCATCGCACATAGCCCGAACGATGACGAGGATTCGCTTGGCATCGAGGAGGTGATCGAGTTGGCGAAGGCGTCGGTCTACCGCCATTCGACCCGCGTCCTGCTGGTCGATCCGTGGAACGAACTGGACCACAAGCGCCGCACCGACGAGAGCGAGACGGACTATACCGGGCGCGCCATCCGCATGCTCAAGCGCTTCGCCAAGCAACATGACGTGGCGGTGTGGATGATCGCGCATCCTGCCAAGCCGTGGAATGGCGCGGGAAAGGCGAAAATGCCGGGCCTGTACGACATCAGCGGTTCCGCGAACTGGGCGAACAAGGCTGATTATGGTGTCGTTTTTCAGATCAAGAACCGCGAATATTGGACGACGACAGTGGCCTGCACCAAGGTTCGGATGGGACTGCCGGGCCGCATGGGGCAGGCGGTCATCCAGTTCGATCCGGGACGTTCGGCCTATCAATTTTACGCTGACGTGAATGAGACGGAAAGCGAGGCTGCGGCATGACCCGCACCGAGCGAGGGCGGCCGGCGCCTCACACTTTCGGAGCCTCAGCACGCAGCAGCGCAATCATGCGCGTCTGCCAGCCCTTGCCGCTGCCGCGCCATGCCGCAAGGACATCGGGCGGGACGCGTAGCTTGATTTCGATCGGGCGATCTTCGGGAGCCAGGGGCGGGCGGCCGCGCTTGGGTTTGGTGTCGGCCATGTCAGCGGCGCATCGTGCTGATGATGGCCGACGCCTCGCCCTTCGTCAGGCCCGACGTGCCGCAAATCTGCGAGGCCGCGAGTCCCTGCTCAACCGCGAGGCGGGCGATCAGGTCGATCTGCGCGTCGGTAGCAGCGTATTGCATGAGCCCTATCCGCGCCATGTTGAGATGCTCGCGGATTGCGGCGAAGCTGGTGGCGGGCGCGATTGTCACAGCCCTTTTCCCGATGCGCTCGCGCACCTCGTCGATCGAGATTTGCACATATTCGCGGATGCCGGCGAGCGTGTCGCAGCCCATGCGTTTGCGCTCGTCCGCGCTCCAGCCGCGGATGGAGTGCATCTCGTTTTTGATCGTCTCGGTGATTTGGGGGTCGGCGTTAAGCATCGTGTGTCTCCGGTGGGTGGCGTGTCAGTTGCGCTCGTTATGGAGCGCCCGGCTGGTGGCGGCACGTTGGCGATCAACCTCGTCCAGCGCGGCGCTGTTGCGCGTGCCCGCCATGACCTGCATCATCGCGAGCGCGTCCGGAGCCGTGATCCGGATGGCGGTGCCTTTCGGGGTGGTCCAGTTGATGTCGATCATCTCTCATCTCCTTGTGTGATTGTTGTGCACCCATTTTATGGGAGGCGCAAGAGGTTTCTTGGGTGCGCGAAAAATTATTCGGGAGGCATCGGTGAAGGGCAGGCCGGCGGTGACGAGGGCGAGGGTGTTGCGGTATTGGCGGAAGCATGGGCCATGCTCGCTGGGGCAGGTCCAGCGGGCGTGTGGTCTGCATGATCGGGCGCATGCGCTGCGGATTCTCCGTGCGGCTGGCGTGTGGAAAGCGGCGACCTGAATTTTGACAACACGACAAGCGCTTAAAAGCGGCATAGATGGTTGGCCGCTATGGCGGATGCGGCACCCCGGAAAGTAGTAAAGAGTAGCAAACGCGGCTCCGCGCCCGGTGAGCGTCGTGGCGGACGACAGAAGGGCGTACCGAACAAAGCAACGCGGTCCCTGCGCGAAATTGCGCGCCAATATACCGACGAGGCTATCGATGCCTTGGTCAGGGTGATGCAGGACGATGGAGAACCGGCTGCGGCTCGTGTGTCGGCGGCGAATGCAATCCTTGATCGCGGGTACGGCAAGCCCAGCACCGTGATTGCCGGCGATGAGGATGGTGGGGCGATCCGAGCTGTTACGCGGATCGAGTTGGTCGGGGTGCTGCCGTCATGACGACCGCACAGGTCCGCATGCCGGCGAAATTGGTGCCGGTGTTTCAGGGCGAAGCTGATACGCGCGGGGCGTATGGCGGGCGCGGATCGGGCAAAACGCGGACGTTTGCCAAGATGACCGCCGTCAGAGCGCACATGTGGGCGCAATCTGGTGACGAGGGAATTATTCTCTGCGGCCGCCAGTTCATGAATTCTCTCGCCGACAGCTCGCTTGAGGAGATCAAGGCGGCGGTTCAGGAGGAGGAATGGCTTCGCCCGCATTTTGACATTGGCGAGAAATACATTCGCACTGCCGATCACCGAATCAGTTATGCATTCTCCGGTCTTGATCGAAACATTGACAGCATAAAATCCAAAGCGCGCATCAAGCTGGCGTGGGTCGATGAGGCGGAACCCGTCACCGAAGAGGCGTGGATCAAACTGATTCCAACCTTGCGCGAGGAAGATAGCGAGCTTTGGGTGACATGGAACCCGGAGCGAAAGAACAGCGCCACCAACAAGCGGTTCCGCAATTCGACCGACCCGCGCACGAAGATCGTCGAACTGAATTGGCGAGACAACCCGTGGTTTCCGCAAACGCTCGATCGCAAGCGGCTTAAGGATCAGGCCGAGCGTCCCGACAGCTATGACCATATCTGGGAGGGTGATTACATCACCGTCGTCGAGGGTGCCTATTACGCTGCTTCGCTCACGTCGGCTAAGGGGCAGGGCCGGATTGGACGGGTGGCGTTCGACCCCCTCATGACCGTGCGCTTGTTCGTCGATATCGGCGGCACCGGGGCCAAGGCCGACGCCTTCGCAATGTGGCCCGCGCAGTTTATCGGCCGCGAAATACGCATCCGCGATTATTACGAAGCGCAGGGCCAGCCGCTTGCCACGCATCTCAATTGGCTGCGGTCGAAAGGGTACACGCCGGATCGGGCGCAGATCGTGCTCCCGCATGACGGCGCGACGCACGATCGTGTGTTCGACGTGTCTTATGAGAGCGCGTTTCGAGACGCCGGTTATCACGTCACCGTCGTTCCAAACCAGGGCAAGGGCGCTGCCGCAGCGCGCATCGAAGCAGCGCGCCGGCTCTTCCCGCAAATGTGGTTCGATGAGGAGAGCACTGTCAACGGCCGCGACGCGCTCGGTTGGTATCATGAGAAGCGTGACGAAGAGCGCGGAATGGGCCTCGGGCCGGAGCATGATTGGGCCAGCCATGGCGCCGACGCGTTCGGGCTGATGGCCGTAGCCTACGAAGAGCCACGCGAGACCCGCAAGATCAACTATTCGAACCGGGGGATCGTGTGATGCCCCGTGCAGTCCCCCCGCCCACCGTAACGACAGCCGACCTCGCCGGCGGCTGCGAGGGCCATCCAGCGCGCGAGCGTCAACGAGGTGTGGGGTCGGGTGGTGTTCGCAGCGCCTCGATGGATGGCAACGGCGGATTTATCCGGAGCATTACATGACCAAGCGTGATCTAATGTCCGACGACGAGCTGGCCGCACTCCTCGCCGAGCAGGAGCGCGCCGCCAAATCGTTCCGCGATTCCACGCTGGCCGACGATCAGGCCAATGCGCTCGATTTCTACGAAGCGCGGCCATTCGGTGACGAGGAGGAGGGGCGTTCGCAAGTCGTCTCGCCCGATGTGGCCGAGGTCGTCGATTATATGCAGATCAGCGTGTTGCGCACGGTGATTTCGGGCGATCGCGTCGTGGAGTTCGAGCCGGGCGATACCGACCAGATACCCGACATACCGGAGCCGCCAGGGAGGCCAAAGGTCGCGCCCGGTTCGGAGCAAGACCCGCAGACGCAGGCGGCAATGGCGGAATACCAGCGCGCCCGCGCCACCTATGACCAGGCCCTGGCTCCATTGCGCGCATGGGAGAAGCGCCGGACGCAGGCGGCCGAGGACGCGACCGCTGCGGTCAACCATATCTTCCTGCGCCGTCAGAATGGTGAGCGCATCCTGCTCGATTGGTTGCAAAGCGGGCTGATCGAGAAGATCGGCGTCATCAAGACCGCGGCGGTGGTCGAGCGGCGTAAGATCAAAAACGCGCTCTCGGTCGATGCGATCGGTCTCGCTATGCTGACGGAACAGGGCGAGACGATTTCGGCCGCCTCCGAACAGGATGACGGCACCTGGCTGGTCACGGTCGAGCGCGAGGAGGAGGTCAAGCGTTACCTCGATTATCCGATACCGTCCGAAGAATATCTATTCTCCGCGCGCACCCGCGATGAGGACACCGCCGATTATCAGGCGCATCGGTGCCGCAAGACGCTCTCCGATCTTATCGAAATGGGTTTCGACCGGGAATTGGTCGAACGTCTTCCGATTGAGGAGGGATGGGGCTTCGACGATCCGCGTGAGCAGGCGCGGTGGCATGACGAGGAGGAGCATAGCTACGGGCGCACGGGAGCCATGCGCGAGGTCATGCTGCTCGAGGAATATGCCCGCGTTGACATCGACGGCGACGGCATAGCCGAACTGATCAAGGCCTTCCGCGTTGGTGACGTGATCCTCGAAGTGACCGAGGTCGAGGAAGCGCCGTTCGTCGTCTGGACGCCGTTCCCGCGCGCACATCGGTTAGTGGGTGATAGCCTCGCTGAAAAAACGATGGATATTCAGCGCATCAATTCGGTGCTGATGCGCCAGGCGCTCGATGGGGTCTATCAGACCAATTCGCCGCGCATGAGTCTGCACATGGACAGCGAGACGCCGAACACGATCGACGACCTGCTCTCGGTTCGTGCCGGAGGAATCGTGCGCTGGAAGGGCGTGAACAAGCCCGAACCACTGTATGAGCCGTTCGACATCCAGAAGTCGCTCGGGATGCTCGAATATATGACCGGTCTGCGCGAGACGCGCACGGGCATCACGCGGCTCAATCAGGGACTCGACGAAGACACGATCAACAAAACCGCGTCGGGGCAGGCTGCTTTGCAGGCTACCGGCCAGCAGATCGAAGAATTCGTTGCTCGCAATTTCGCCAATGCCATGGCGCGGCTTTTCGCAAAGAAGTTGCGGCTGATGGCGGACAATGGCGATCCGATCGCAATAAAGATCGACGGTCAGTATCGCCGTATCGATCCCACGACGTGGGATCGGGACATGAACGTAGCGGTGCGCGTCGGGCTCGGCTCGGGCCGCAAGGAGCAGCGCCTCGTCTATCGTCAATCGCTGCTTGAGATTCAGGAACGTGGTTTTCAGGTGGGTTTGGTCGATGCCAAGCGGCTTTACAACAACGTTTCTGCAATGATCCGCGATAGTGGCCTGGGGAATCCGGACGATTACATCATCGATCCCGATTCGGATGAGTATCAGGATAATGGGGCGGGCCAGCCGCAGGCCGATCCGGAGGCCATCAAGGCGCAGGGTGAGGCGCAGGCGAAGACGCTGAAAGCGCAGTCGGACGCGCAGACGGCAGCCGCGAAGATGGACACAGCGCGCGAGGAATCGACCGCGCGCCTGCAACTCGCCAGCGAGGAGAGCCAGGCCATGATCGCCCTCAAGCGGGCCGAAGCCGAGGAAGAGGCGCGCCTGGCGAGGGAAAAGGCGGCCTTCGAAGCCGAGATGGCGCAAAAGCAGGCCGATCGCGAGTGGGAACTCGCCCAGCAGCGCGCCAGCCGGGAGGCTGAACTGTCGCGGATGAAGGCGGAAGCGCTGCCCAAGAACCGGGCGGGCGGGGATTTGTCGAAATGAGCGCTCTACGCGAGGCCCTGATCACCGCGATGGAGCGCGCGCGCGACGAGAAGGTTCCGCGAGATCGCTATTCCCTGATCCCCGACTTTGCGGACGCCTGCATCGACGTGATCGGCCAATGGACAGCGGAGGAGCCAGAATGACAGTCGATCCGGTTGTGCGCGCACAGCGGTGGCGCGAGTTTTATGAGGAAGAGGGCGGCCTGCGCGACATGCTGGCGGAAATCCGCAACGCCTATCTTCTGCGGATGGCGGATGTTGAGCCATGGGAGACGGGCAAGCTTGCGAAGCTCGCGATTGCGCACAAGGTGTCCGAGCAAGTCGATGGCTTTGTCGCGTCGATTTTCGCCGATGGTGCCGTCGAACTGAATGCGCGTCACCACGCAAACCGCATCGCCGACCTGCCGGAGCGCAAGCGGCGCTGGCTTGAACGATTCTCAGGGAGCTGATGATGGAAGACCTCGATAACGACGATACCCTGAACGGCGCGGCTGAAGCGTTCGGCAAACTGGAACCGATGGGCGAAGGCGATGAGCCGGAGGGCGACGAAGACGCCCTTGACACGGACGACGAAGGGTATGATGATACCTCCACCGAAGGCGATGAGCCGGAGGGCGACGAGCAGGACGACGAACCGGGCGAACCGGCCATCGAACCACCTGCGAGTTGGGACGCCGAGGCGCGAGAGCGGTTCGCGAAGCTCCCACCCGAGGACCAGCGTTATATCGCTGACCGGGAGAGCCAGCGCGATCGCTTCGTGCAGGCGAAGGCGGCCGAGGCCCAGCAGCACCGCGACGCGGCACGCGCAGCCTTGGATGAACATATCCAGTTGCGCCAGCAATATGCTGAACAATTGGACACGTATGCGAAGCTGTTTGAGCCCCAGCGGCCGGATTACAGTCTTCTGGCATCCGATCCGCAGGCCTACGCGTACCAGCAGGCGGTTTACGACCGAGCCATAGCCCAGCGCGGCGAGATCGCGCAGCAGGCCGAGCGAGCCCGCCAGGAAGCCCAGGCAATCCAGAACCATCAGGCGCGCGCCGAGGCGCAGGCCGAGTTGCAGCGGTTGGTCGAAGCGATTCCGGAATGGAATGATGGCCAGAAGCGCGGCGAGATGGTTCAGGCGCTGGAAAGCGTGGGGCGCGAACTGGGTTATTCCGACGACCTTCTGGCCCAAGCACGGGCGAGCGATGTGATCGCGCTCAAGAAGGCGGCGGAGTGGCGCGAAGGGTATCTCAAATACAAGGCTTTGCAGGGCAAGCGGATGGAGGCCGTAAGGGCCGCCAAAGGCAAGCCGAAAGTGTCCATTCCCGGCACCGCCCAGCCGAGAGGCAGCGGCCGAAAGCAGGCATTGCAGGACTCGATGCAGACGTTGCGGAAATCCGGCTCGCTCGATGCGGCCGCCGCAGCCTTTCGAAATCTCGGGTGATCGACGCTGACGCGCGGCACCCACGCAAAGGACATTAACAATGGCTGTTCCCGCCAATACGATCCAGACCATGACCCGCGTGGGCAACCGCGAGGATCTGTCGGATATCATCTATAATATCTCGCCGACCGAGACGCCGTTCGTCTCTTCGATCCAGCGCGGCAAAGCCAATGCGGTCTATCACGAATGGCAGACCGACACACTTGCCGACGCCGACGACGATAATAAGGCGATCCAGGGTCAGGATTTGGACAATCAGTCCGCTCCGCCGACCAGCCGCGTGGGCAACTATTCGCAGATCATGTACAAGGTCGTCGGCACGTCGAGCACGCAGCGCGCTGTTCGATCGGCCGGGCGCTCCGATGAGCACGCCTACCAGATGGCGAAAAAGGGCAAGGAGCTGAAGCGCGACATCGAGAAGCGCTTCCTCAGCAACAAGCCTGCTGTTCCACCGACCAGTTCGGTCGCGGGCGAGGCGGCCGGCGCGCTGGCGTGGCTCCGCACCAACACGTCGCGCGGCAGCGGCGCGGGCGCTGATCCGACGCTTTCCGGCTCGACGCAGGGCTACCCGAATGCGGGCGCCACCAACGGCACCCAGCGCGCGTTCACCGAGACGCTGTTCAAAGGCGTTCTCCAGGACGTTTGGACTGCCGGTGGCGATCCGTCGATCTGCCTGCTCAGCGCCAAGCAGAAGGTGGTTGCGTCCACTTTTTCCGGTATCGCGCAGCAGCGCCGCGAAACGGGCAATCGTCGTGCCACCATCGTGGGGGCGGCCGACATCTACGTATCGGACTTCGGCGAGGTGCGTTTTGTGGCCGACCGCTTCTTCTCGGATCGCGACGCTTTTATCTACGATCCGGAATATTGGTCGATCGCGACCCTCGATCCGATGCAGCGCGTTCGACTGGCGAAGACCGGCCTCGCGGATCGTGATGCGATCTGGGTTGAGCATACGCTTCGTTGCAACAACGAGGCGGCGTCCGGCGTCGTTGCCGATCTGAGTTAAGTGGAGGAGGGGCGGGCTTTTGGCTCGCCCCGATTTTCTTATGGCCGAACGCTTGCTTGACCATGATCCACTGACCGGGATGAAAACATGGTTCTCGTCCGATGATGAGAACGGTGGGACATGGCGCATCCGCTACGAACAGGATTGCACCGATCTGCTCGATGCCAACAAGGCCGCGCAGGCCGAATCCATGGATCGCCGTTCCGAGTTCTGGCACGCGGCGCGCGTCCCCGCCGTGGTGCAGATGGAATGGCTGGTCAAGCACGGCGTTCGTGCGTGGGACAAGGATCATGCCGAGGGCGTCAAGCGCCTGCTGAACGATCCTGAATACCGATATCTGCGCGTCAATCACTTCATCATGTGAGGCCATTATGACGACCGACGTTTCCGAGATCATGTCTTCCTATGGCGGCCGCCGCCCCGACGAGTCGAACGAGGATATCGTTGCCACGATGGGCGGTCGCAAACGGCGCTTGGGTGACGTTTCGCCTGTTGAGATGACGGGCGAGGCCGATGCCGCTTTCTCCGAGGCACTATCCGGCTTCCTGCCGGACTCCACGCTGACGGCCGACGATCCCGATGAGGTGTTCACCCTCGACGGAAGCAACAACATCGTCGCTACCGCGCCAGAGTCGGGGACATATAGCGTGACCGTGACCGAAACGAACCCGAACGCGGCCAATTCGCCGCACAATACGGTCGTCGCGATCACGATCAGCTAAGGAGGCGGCGATGGCGCTGGAAATCAGCTACTGGTCGGGGATCGATCCGATCACGCGACAGGTCTATGGTACGTTCATCGCGGCGGAATCGCGCTCACTGTCCGGCACCTCGGCGCAGTCGGGCACGACTCCGGACAATGCGGGCATCGTTCGCGTCCACGCCACAGAGGCGGCGCGCATGGCCTACAGCGCTGATCCGACCGCCGCAGCGGGGAGTCTGTACCTCGGCGAAGGCGGCGTAATTGAGTTCGCTGCGGTTCCGGGTCACAAGATCGCGGGAATCACCGCCTGATGGCGCTCGTCCTCGACATACCGCCATCGACCAATCTCGGCAGTTGGAGCGGGCTGCGCGAGGCCGTCGCCGCGTGGCTTGATCGCGACGACCTCAACGATCGCATCCCGGATTTCATACGGCTGGCAGAGGCACGGTTCCGGCGGGAAATCGTGCGCACCGAGCAGGAGACGATCGTGTCGCTGCCTGGGACATTGCCAAGCGATTTCGACAGCGCGCGCGCCGTATATCTGACCGACGCCCCGACCATCGCGTTAACGCAGATTTCGCCGGCGGAACTGCGCGGACGTTACAGCGGCCCCGGCACTGGTCCCCCTCAGGTTTACGCGATATCCGCTGGCCAGATCATTGTTGGTCCGCCGCCGAACGCCGCCTACGCGGCGACGCTGCTGTACAATCGCAAGATTCCGGCGCTCGGGAGTTCGGTTCAGACGAATTGGCTCCTCGACGACCATCCCGATCTGTATCTGTTCGGAACGCTGCTTCATGCCGAGTTCTTTGGCTGGAACGACGATCGTCTGCCGCTCATCAAGTCCGCTGTCGACGAGGCTATTATCGAGATCAACGATGCGGGCAATCGCAGGCGCTATGGCGGCGGCCCGATCGCGGCCCGTTCGCCTGTCTGTGAAGGTGTGCGCGGCGCATATCGGCGATGAACCCCAAGGCCATCTTCGGCGCTTACGAGCCGGACAAGCCGCCGCACATGCATGACGGGCTGTCCGACCTGGGGAACGTCTATCCCAGCGCCAACGGTTATCGCCCGGTGGGGCAGTTCAAGTCGATGACGCCCGAACTGCCCGCCGACTTCACGGGCGGTGCGGCGTTCGTGTCCTCGGACGGCACGTCATCGTTGATCGCGGGCACGGCAACCGCGCTCTATCGGTACTCCGGCGGCGAATGGACGGAACTCGTATCCGACCTCAGCGGCACGGCTCCTTGGGCCTTCACCCAGTTCGGCGATATCGCGGTGGCAGTGAATGGCGGTGTCACACAATCGGTCGATCTGCTCGCGGGCACGGCCGCGCCCTTGGCGGGCGATCCTCCGCCTGCGTCGAGCGTGACGACGGTGCGCGATTTCGTCGTCTATGGACAGGCGGATGGAGACCAGGCGATGGTACAATGGTCTGGCTTCAACGACGCGAGCAAGAACACGCCCGGCGAGGATCAGGCAGGCTTTCAGCCGATGCTCGATGGCGGCGCTGTCATGGGTGTCGTCGGCGGCGAATATGGCATCATCGTCCAGCGTCGGCGTATCGTCCGGATGACCTATACGGGCGATGCCGACGCGCCGTTCCAGTTCGACACGATCAGCGATGAGATCGGCGCTATAGCGCGCGGATCGATCGCAAAAAGCGGGCGGCGCATCTTCTTCCTGTCAGACAAGGGCTTTATGGTCTGCGACGGCAATGAAGTGACGCCGATCGGATTGGAACGGGTGGACTCGACATTCTTTGCCGCGCATCCGCGTTCAACGCTCAATCAAATGAGCAGCGCAATCGATCCGCGTCGCCATATCGTCGCGTGGCTGATGCCGGGCAGTCCGGGGTGGATGTGGATTTACAATTGGGGCATTGATCGCTGGTCGCGGATCGATATTGCGGCAAAGGGTGTCTTCTCGGGCTTCACTGCCAACATCACGCTGGAGCAGCTTGACGATCTGTATCCCGATGGCCTGGAATCGATTCCCTATTCTCTGGACGATGATCGCTTCGCCGGTGGCGATCCTCTGTTCCTGCTCGTCTCACCCGATGACACGATCGGCACGCTTTCAGGCGGCAATATGGCGGCGTGGTTCGTCACGCCGTTCATTGAGATTGCCGACCGCCGCCGCACTCGCATGCGAGCCGTTATCCCGCTTGGTGACATGACGCGCGGCGTGTCGGTGACACTCGATTCGCGCCAGCGTCTTGGCGACAAAGAAGGGCGTCGCACACGCTCGACCTTGCAGCCATCCGGCATGATGCCAGTCCGCACCAATGGCCTCTACATCGCAACCCGCCTCGACCTCGATGCCGATGCGCCATGGACCTATGCGCAGGGCCTGGAGTTCGTGCCCGCGCTTGGAGGCGTGCGCTGATGCTGCGCGTTCCGCCGACAGCATCGAACATGGTCGAATGGGTGCGGCTTGCCGCCAATGCGATCAACGGGCTGATCGGCCGGGGTGACAGCGCGGCGGCTGATGCGGCGCAGATGCAGGCGGCCATCGACGCGTTGGACGGGCGGGCGGATAGTCTGGAAGGCCGCACCGACGCGCTGGAAACATTCGCGGCGGCGCCATTCACCGTGCCCAGCGTCGTGCTGGCAGCGGGACCATTGCCCGCCGCGCCCGCGAAGGGCGAGACCGTTTACGACGAAGCCGACGATACCGTGAAGACGTGGGATGGCTCGACTTGGAGATCCTTATATTGACAGCTTAATGCGTATGACATTACAGTTATCATATGATAGGTGAAGAGAATTGGAGAGACGCCCCAGGGTGGGAGGGATTCTTTGAGGTGAGTTCATTAGGACGTGTTAGGAGCGTGGATAGACTGCTATCCTGTAGAGATGGGATAAGGCGTCGATTCAGATCGGTGTTGCGATCTCAGAGATCGGATCGGCGAGGTTACAAATATATCACGCTCAAGGCGCTAGAAAAGCATAAGAGCGTCGCGGTTCATAGGCTTGTGTGTGAGGCATTCCATGGTCGGCCAGTGCCACCCCGTATAATGGTGGCGCATAACGATGGCCGCCCTTCGAACAACGAGGCATCCAACTTGCGATGGGCTACAGCGCAGGAGAATGCTGCGGACATGGTGCGACATGGGACAGTCGTGACGCGTGATAGCCCCGGAAAAGCGGTTATGAACAGTGCCGATCTGGAGAGATTTCTTGAGCGGTTGACTGGCAATGAAAGGCAATCCGATGTTGCGCGTCTTGCTGGGGTTGGCATCCGTACGGCGGCACGTATTCTGCGAATAAAGCGCGATACCATCGGCGCGCCTGTTCAGGCTCGCGCGAAACTGTCTGCAAATGATATAGCCCAAGCTCGTGAGATGGCTCGGTCGGGAGCCATGAATCCAGAGATCGCCCGGCGCTTCGGTGTTGACACATCGACCATTTGGCGGGCGCTTACTCGGCAGGGTTAGTCTCTCAGGGCGGCTCCCACGGGGCGTCCTTCTTTCCTTGGCACCGCCCGCCCTTCCTGCTATAAATCCGCTCACGCGCCCAGCTCATCGAGCAGCCGTCTCTCTCCTCCGCAGATCGAGACATATGGCGCGCCACGATACTCTCACTTCTGATCTGGAAATCGGCATGGTAGCCGCCCCGCTCAACTGGCCCCGCTGGCCCGAGGCGAAAGCGATGCTTCATCCTGCCCTGATGGCCGGCGATGAGGACTGGCCCGAGATCGAGCGCGATCTTGCTGTGAATGACAAGCAGCTTTGGGCTGTGCTGGCGAAAGGAGGTGATCCCGATCTGCTCGCGGCGGCGGTGACAAGGGTTGCCGCCACGCGAACCGGCCGCATCGCAGAGGTCTATCTTGTCGGCGGCCATGGATTCCGGCGCTGGATCAAACCGCTCAACGACACCATCGAGATGTCTGCGCGCGATATCGGCTGCGTTGCAATGCGCGCTTACGGCCGCTTCGGCTGGCGCGACGTGCTGGGGGCATTCGGGTGGAAGCCGTCCTTTGTCGGCTATGAGAAGGTGTTGTAATGGCAAAAAAAACATCAAAGACGACGAACGATCCGAGTAAGTTCGCGAAACCCTATATTTCTTCTGCCGCCAACGCGGTGCAGGATACTTACAATCAGAACGCCGGCACGGTGCAGGACATCGCGCAATCGGTGCAGTCGCAATTGCCGGGCCTCGCCTCGAAAGCCTTCGGTGACAATCCGCTGGTGACGGCGGCGCAGGGGTATTCCAGCGATGTGCTTGGCGGGAAGTATCTGACCGGCAATCCTTACCTCGATCAGCAGATCGCGAACACGAACGCCGACGTTGCCAATTCCGTAAATGCCGCCATCGGCTCACGCGGCCTCGCGGGAGGAAGTGCGCAGGCACAGATTCTCGCGCGCGAACTGGCAAAGAACGAAACCGCGCTTCGCTATAGCGATTACAATTCCGAACGCGATCGCATGGGGCAAGCGGCGTCCAGCGCGCCGGCTCTCGCTTCGGCTGAATATGCGGGCGTCGCGCCCTATCTGGCGGCGGCGGCGGCGGCGGCGGAACTGCCCTTCACCGCGTCGAATAATCTCGCGTCGGGTATCGGTGGCCTGCTTGGACAATATCAGACGCAGACGAAAAAGAACTCGCTCTTCGATAACGCGCTCAACCTGATTTCGGCCGGGTCGAGCGCGTACAAGTCCTTCGCGGGAGGTGCGTGATGGCGATGTTCGGTGGACGCCCGATGCCGGCACCCAGCGCGCAGGATATTGCGGATTTCAACACAGTGCTGCGTCGCGCGGGGATGCAGCCGGATGGCGCGATCTTCAACGACAACCCATCGTATTCGCAGCCGCAAGCGCCTGCCATGCCATCTCCGGCACCGGCGATGCCAGGCGGCATGTTCGCCAATCGCGCTCCCGCTTCGATTGCGCCAACATCGCTGCCGGCGCTGGATACGGGCGTTGGGGATGTGCACCTCAAGGCTTTCGATCGTGGCGGCACCGGCGATCGCATTGCGCGTGGCCTCGGCGATTTCGCGAACACACTTCTCGCGTTGCGTGGCAATCAGGGCGCGCAAGGACTACTTGATCAGCAGGCGCGGGAGGAACAGGCCGCACGCGCGCAGCAGGAATGGGCGCGGCGGTTTCAGATGGAGCAACTGGCGAAGCTAGCCAATCCCGCACCATCCGCCACGCAGCGAACCTATGATTGGCTGAAATCCATGGGTCGCGACAAGGAGGCGGAAGCTTATCTGCAAAGTGCGGCGAATCCGTTGGCGGCGGTGCAGGTGACGGACCCGAGCACGGGGGCGGTGGGGCTGCAATTCTATCCGAAGGGTGGGCTGCCGGGTGGAGCGGCGAGCGCGACGAAGCCCGCCCCGGCGCCCGGCGCGATCGAGGATGGCTACCGCTTCCTCGGTGGCGATCCGTCACAGGAATCCAGTTGGCAGAAGGTGCAGTGATGGCGGGGCCGTGGGAAAAATATGGGTCGTCGGCTAGTCAGAATCCGGCTGGCGGCTACGTGCCGCTGTCACCGGCGGACCCTACGACACCGCTTAAGGTCGAGCAGCTACGCGGCCAAATCAGTAGCCAGGGAATCAGCAGGGCGAAGACGGCCGCCGAACTCAACCAGTTGAATGCGACTGCGCCCTATGATGCGCGGAAGGCGGCGGCGGATGCGCGGAAGGCGGAAGCCGAAGCCGTTGCCGCGCAGGCGAAGGTTGAGCAGTCGTCTCCTGAACAGCGCTCGCTCCAGGCCGCGCTTGCCAATGATGAAATCCTGGATGCCATCGCGGCGGCGAGAAACGATTCCTATGTCGGCGGCAGCGCCGGCCGGTGGGCGTCTCTACCCGCATTTTTCCAGCCGCAGAGCGCCATCAACCTGGCAGGCGCTCTGAACACCATCACGTCCCGCCTCACGCTGGACAAGTTGATGGAGTTGAAAGCGGCGTCGTCTCAGGGCGCGTCTGGGCTTGGCGCTCTTTCCGAAAAAGAGGGGGCGCTGCTGCGCGATAGCGTAGCGGCTCTCGGCCAAACGCAAGACCCCGCGCGCCTGCGGGACAATCTCGCCAAGGTGGAGCGTCACTATCGCCGAATGATGGCGCTCGCGAACGGCGAAGACTTCCGAAAGCCGGAAATCGCTGAACGATATGGCATCGTTAGCGAGGATGACCTGAGGAAGCGCGACGATCGCGACGCGCTGGGTTTCGCGAATGGAGGAAACCGCACCGAGCCTGATCCGGCGCTACGCGGCGTCAATGCGCACGTGCGCGGCATGATCGGGCAGGGGCGGCCTGCGAAGGAGATCGCGGGCTACCTGAATGCGGTTCAGCCCGGTCTTGGCGACAAAATGGCGGGCGATCTGGATCGCGCCGTGGCTTTCCGGGCGCAGCATCCCGATGTGCCGTTGTCGCGCTATCCAGTGTCTCTTGAAAATCGCTCGGTGCCGATGAGTAGCACACGGCAGTTGGTGAATAAGGCTGCACAGGGGCCGATGGGCGCCTATGCGATGAACGCGGGTGATGCGGTCACACTCGGCACGCTCGACAATCTGATGGGCAATCCAACCCTCGCCCGCGCCGGTATGGACACGATCCGTCGCGACAATCCGGTGTCGTCACTGCTCGGCACGCTGTCGGGTGGCGCGTTGGGCGTCGCCGGCATCGAGTCGGGCCTTGCGGGGGCGGGTATCCGGGCCGGGGTTGGCGCGCTCGCGCCACGCGCCTTGACGGCCGACGCGCTCTACGGCGCGGGTTATGGCGCAGGCTCCGCCGACGAGGGGAGCCGAGGCCTCGGAGCGCTGTCGGGTGCGCTCGTTGGCGCGGCGGGGGGAACCTTGGGCCGCAAGGCGGCGTCGGCGCTTGGAGGGGCCTTCACGGGCATTCGCGATCCTGACGTGCAATTCCTGCGCGAGCGCAACGTTCCACTCACGGTGGGGCAGATGGTCGGCGGCGCGGCCAAGGCACGCGAGGACCGGCTTGCGGGATTCGGCGGCATCGGCGACCGGATCGGCGCGCGGCGGCTGGAAGGGATGCAAGGATTCAACCGCGCAGCGTTCGACGAAGGGCTGGCGCCTGTCGGCGCGCGGGTCGGCAATGTGGGCGAACTCGGCACCGAACAGGCGCAGGGCGCTGTGTCCGATGCCTATCGCCGCGCGTTGTCTGGCCCGGATTTCATTCCCGACCAGCCGTTCGTCAATCAATATGGCTCCGCCGTGCGATCCGGTTCCGCGATTCCGGGGCTTGGAAACAAGGTTCGCTACACGATGGTGGATGAGGCGGGTGATCTCATCAATGGGCCGGCGATCTCGGGCGAAGCATTCCAGGACCTTGATCGCCTGCTCGCCAATCGGGCGGCTGGGTTCCGCAAGCAATATTCGTCGGGGCAGGAGGTGCTAGGCGATAAGGCAGAGGACGCCTTGCGAGCCGGATCGGACGCCCTGTCTGGCCTTGTCGAGCGTCAGCGCCCCTCAGCGCTGGCCGGCTATCAGGCCGCGAAGCGCGCTTATGGCAACACGCAAATCCTGAACGATGCGGTGATCGCAGCGCGCAATACCGGTGGACTGTTCACCCCGGCGCAGCTCGGCAATTCGGTGATCGCGAACACCAAGCGGTTTGGCGGCAAGGCAAAAGCCGCATCAACTGATCGCCCGTTCTTTGATCTCCAACGTGCGGGCCAGAATGTGTTGCCGTCGAAGATCCCCGACAGCGGAACGGCTGGCCGGATCGAGGAAGGCGGGGGCCTTTACGCAGCGCTGCGGCGAATGACGCGCAATACACTGGCGGCTCCGCTCTATGCGGAAAGCACGCAGCCGGTGCTGGCGGCGGCATTGCTCGACCGGCCCGATATTGCCGTCAATCTCGGAGGGCAAATCAGGCGGCTGGCGCGCCCGGCTGGCATGTTCGCGAACCCGCTCGCGCTCAGCTATTACGGGAGCGGCAACTGAATGCCGAAGCGGCCCCAAAGGACAGCGAGCAACACCCCATACACCGGCGGCACGATCAGCGCGCTCCACACCACGATCTCCGCGATCCGCAATCGCGTGTCTGTCCAGAACCCAGCGTTGCGAATGTGAGCGGGAAGGGCGCGCCGCTTTGGCTTGTAGCGCTCGTAATAGGCTTCGCGCGCCCAACTGCCGATGCCGCCGCCTAGCGCGGCGACGAAGATGATCCACAAGCTATTGGACGCCATCCCCGCCCCATAGCCGAAACGAGTGGGCGCGGCAATTCGGGGCCGCCCTTTCGCTTGGCGCGCGCCGCACCCTCTGTTATAACCCAGGCACGCGCCCAGCCGGCACCGCCGCGCAGCCGTTTTCCCGAATCCCGCGAAAACAGGCAGGCGCATGGCTTCTACCGACGATTGGTCCACGAACGCACCCGAGAACACCGAAGTCGGTGGCGTTTTCATCGGTGAGCAATGCCCGCCCGGCAATCTGAACAACATGGGCCGCGCCATCATGGCGGAGGCCAAGGCGAAGTTCGATTCCACCGATCAGCGGCTAGAAGCAATCGAAGACAATGTTGATCCCACGCTGCTGGCTCTCGCTGCGCTCGTCGGGCAGGAAAATACGTTTCCCTATTTCACCGGCGAGGATCAGGCGGGGCTCGCTGCGCTGACGCCGTTCGCGCGGACGCTGCTTGACGATCCCGACGCCGCATCAGCCGCCGCCACGATCGGCGCGGTTCGTGTCACCGCCTCCAGCATCGCGGCCAATGGCTATCTGGCGCTCGACATCTCTGGAACGCCGTTCGTTATTCAGTGGGGTTCCGTTTCCTGCCCGGACGGCACCGCAAGCTTTAATTTCCCACGCGCCTTCTCCTCCTTCTCGCGGGTCGTCATCAGCGGTGGCTCCTCGTCGGCGTCGCAGCAGAACGGCCCGTTCATCATTTCATCCGGCACGGCCAGCTTCGCGGTGAACTCGCATTTGGCATGTACGGGCTATTGGATCGCGGTGGGGCGCTGACATGCGGAAATATTTTGATACGATCCTCGATCCGCGCGGCGAGCCTGTCGAGAAGGCCGAAATCCGCGTGACCGATGCCAATGGTGCGCAGGTCCAGCTTTATTCGGACAATGCCGGCGCCAAGATCGGCCAGCCGGTGCTGACCAACAAGCTGGGCTATTTCGAATTCTTCGTCGGCGACGGCATCTACACGTTCGACATTCGCTACAGTGGCGCGCCGACGCGGCTCGTTAACAGCGTCGAGATCTATCAGGATTCGAGTCAGGCCGCCGACATTGCCCAGCTCAAGGAAGATGTTGCGCTTCTGAAAACCGCGCTGCCGACGCTGCCGGGCGCAACCGCGCTGATCGTGGGCGATCGATCGGTCATGGCGAACATTGTCGATCAGCCGAACGGACAGCCGGTTTATCTGACCGAATCCGGGCGCGAAGGCAGCTTCGTCTGGCGGCTGGGGGATTATAGCGCGCAGGTTGCGGCTGATCCCGATCAGGACTTCTATGTGGAGGCCGATGCGGTAGGCGCGGACACAGGCGCCTGGGTGCGGTCCTACGATGTTGCTCCGTTCCTCTCCGCCCCCACCGGCTCCTCGCTGATCGGCTTCACCCAGTCGATCACGGGCGCAGTTGCCCGCACGGTCCAGGATAAGGATCGCGATGTCATCTCGGTGATGGACTTCATCCCTGAGGCGGAGCGCGCTGCGATCCGCAATCATACCTCTACCTATGACTGCACGGACGCCTTCAACGCCGCCTTGGAGGCCGATGCGGCGCATTCCGGCAACGACACCGTTCTGAAGCGCAAGGTGGTTGTTCCGCACGGAACCTATGTGCTCGGGACGGCCGATGCAGCCAACCCGAACGGCAAGACCGTCTACGTCCGCAAGGGCCAGCATCTCTCAGGCGAGGGCGTCGGCTGCTATCTCAACTGCCTCGGCGCGAACACGAATACGGTGCCAGTCATCCAGCTCGGCCCGGGTGAGGGCGGCGTCGATCCCGGCGGCCTCGGTGCACAGATATCGGGTTTCTGGGTGCAGGGCGGCCCGGCTGGTGCCGGCGTGGTGGATACGACGGGACAGCCCGGATGGTGGATCGACCACATGTTCTTCACCTCGTGCGGCATCGGCGTGCTGGCGGGCGGCGGCGATGGCCTGCTCTCCAATTGCCAGTTCGATGAGGGGCTTACCGGCATTTTCCTGAGCGAAGCAGGAAACGTGACGATCTGGGGCTGCAACTTCTACAACAATAACTACGGTGTCCGTGTCGTGGATAGCCGTGACGTAGAGATCAACGGCAACCATTTCGAATATCAGAAATATAACTCGATACTTGTCGGTTCTGGGGATGCGCCTTCTTCTGGCGGAAAAGGCATAGCCATCAGGGGCAATTCGTTCCTCCTGAACGAACAGCATGAAACCTTCACCGGTTTCATCGCGCTGGGTTGCCAGAATACCGAAGTCGAGGTTTTGGGTGGCAACACGTTCCGCAATTGCGCGGGGGCGGCGATCAGATGCGTTACCGGCCCCGGCAACAAGCTGCTGATCCAGGATGCCCTGTTCGACGGCAAGAAGACCTTCGACGACTACACTCAGTCCACGACGATGATCGGCGTTGATGCGTCCAATATGGACGTGACGATCCGGGGGGCGGTGTTCCGTGATCTGCCCGGTCAGCCGGTGGTTGTGGGCGGCACGATCCTGACGCGGCTGGCCATGTCGGATTGCTCCTTCGTTGGCAACACGGGCGGCACGACAGAGATCAGCATCACGAATACCTTCGTCGGATCGAGCGTAAACCTCTCGAATATCGAGGGTGATGACCGTCTGCTGTTCAACGCGCAGGCCGATACGCCCATTTCGGCACAGGGTCTCAAGCGCTGGCTGGACACGCCCGTAGTGGGTGACTCGCGCACATCGGTGAAAGTGCCTGTGCAGCAGTCGGCGGTGATCGCAACGGCGATCAAGGCCAACGCTGCGCCCTCCGGTGACGTGAACTACCGGAAATCTTCGCGGCTCGTATCGGTTTACGGTCAGGACAATGACGGATCGACTGCGGTCACGCAGGTTAACACCACAGAGGTCGCAGCCTTTCCGAATATTTCTGGCAATCCGGCGCTCCTCCCGAAATTGGATATCGACATCGAGATCGGATCGGTGGGCGGCGGTACGTCTGTCAACGGGCATCCCAATTCCGGCTATGTCGTGGTTTCGTGGCCTAATTCCTACGATTCCGTGACCTACGACGTGCAGTTGGAGGTCTAGGCGGATGAGCGACATTGTCGGCCTCATGCTAGCGGCAATGACCGGGGGCGGCAGCACGATCGTGGTGCAGATGGTCGCCGGATGGTGGCGCGCGCGTGGCGACAAATACAAGGTCGATGCGGAGATCGACGCGAGCCGGGGTCAACTGACGCTCGAATTGCTCAAGGCCGCCAGAGACGAAGCGGCGGCCGTGCGCAAGGAGACTGTTTCCATCCACGCCGTCCACCTGGAGGAGGCGCTGGACCATCTCCATGCAGTGCTGAACGCGGAGGGCGATGCGGAGCGCAGGGCGGCTGAACGCCGGGCGCGCGCCTTTCTACGCCGGATGCGACCGGGGATCGGCGATCTGCGCAATAACGCGCAGGCAGCGGAAAGCGCGCGGCGGCTGGCGAACGATATCGAGGGAAACGGCGGATGACCTTCGATCCTGACGACGAGGAGCCGTTCGACGAGTTCGCGGCCGGGATTCTGGGGGTGGCTCGTGTCTACGACGAGGCCGCGCGCGAGGAAGACGAGGAGGAGGGGGAATGACGCCGCGTGAGTTCATCGCCGGGTTCATCGGCGCACACGAAGGCGGCTTGTCGCTCGATCGCGCGGACAACGGCAATTACGCCAGTGGCAAGGCTGGCGTCGGACCGCTCATCGGCAGCAAATATGGCGTGACGGCGCAGGCGCTGGCGAAGCACCGAGGCGTGTCGGCCGCGAGCATCACGGCCGCGCAGATGGCCGCGCTAACAGTCGATGAGGCCGTCGATATTGGCATGTCGCTCTACTTCGAGGCTCCGGGCTTCAACCAGCTGCCGTGGAACCGCATCACCGCCAGCATTGTGGATAAGGCATGGGGCAGTGGCCCGAAGCAGGCCATCAAGCTGATGCAGCGCATGATCGGCGTTGCCGACGATGGCGTGATCGGACCCGTGACGATCCGCGCCTATGCCGACTGGCTGGAAGCAGAACCGGCGAAACAGTGGGCCGACGTGCGGATCGCGTTCGACACCTCGCTCAATCAGCCGCGCTTCATCAATGGGTGGAACAACCGAACGCGATCATTTCTGCCGGGGACCGCATGGTGGAAGGCGTGGGCATGATCCTCCCCCCTCCCAGCACCTTCGCGGAAGGACAGCGCGCCGTCGCGCTCTGGCTCATGTCGGCGGCCGGGGTGTTTTGCGGCATTGGCTTCGCGGGCGTGATCCTGCTGCTGTGGCTGGGCGGCTGGACGGTGGCGAGCGAGAGCCAGCGGATTATGGCCATATCGCTGATGGGAGCAGGGTTCCCGCTCGGCATGATTGCGGTCGTTCTGGCACTCGCGGTGGGCGGACCGGTGGGACGGTTCAAAGTGTCGGCCGGTAAGGAGGGCGCTTCCTTCGAAGCGGAGGACCGCGACCCGCCGAATGTGGTGACGACGACGAAGACTGAGGTGCAGCCGTGACTGATACCGTTTCCAGCATATCCGATGATCGGACCATCAACAACGTGATGCGTCATGCCTACCGCGTCCTGACGAACGAGGAAAAGGCGGCGATGCAGCGCATCAAAGATGATGGCCTCGCCTTTCATGACTTCATCGGAAGCCTCGGCCAAAGCCGGGAGTTGTCGCTGGCAAAAACCAAGATCGAGGAAGCCGTCATGTGGGCGGTCAAGCATCTCACGGCATGAGCCGCTATTTCTCCCGCCCCCGAGCGTGGCGTCCTTATATTGAGGATGGCACATTCGACAGCGATGCACCAATGGTGCCGTCGTTGAGCGTGTCCGAACATGAGGTTGCCGATACCGGCCTGCTTGATGTTCGCGGCGATCCCATCATGCGCGCGCCAAATCCCATGGGTTTTGGCCGGGACGGTGAGTGGTGATCCCCGGCGCCATCCTCACAACTCTCGGACGGCTCCCATGGCGCTGGATCGCTGTCGGTGCCGGGGTGCTGGGCGCGCTGTGGTTCGTCCACCATCGTGGCTATCATTCGGGCGTGGCTTCGCAAGCGCCGGTGATCGCCAGCCTCAACGCCACGATCGACAATGTTCGCGCCGCCACCGCGAAAGCGCAAGCCGATGACCTCGCGCACAAGCAGGCGATCGAGGCGCGCGACGCCCGGATCGCTCAGGAGAAAACCGATGCGCTTGAAAAGCAGCTTGCCGATGCTCGCGCTGCCGTTGCTGATTACATCCGCCTGCACGCCGCGCCCCCAGCCGATCCCGGTCGTGGCGGAGCAGCGGGTGTGTCCGGCGCTACCCCAGCCCCCGGCGCTGCTGATGGAGCCGGTGGAGAGGCCATCGTTCCTGCCGGCGACCTCCGCATCTGCGCGGGCGCCGTCGTGAAGGCGGAGGGTTGGCGGGATTGGTGGCGGGCTGTGTCAGAGGGGCCTCGCTGATGCTGGGCCTGTCTCTCTCCCTCTCGCTGGGTGCCCAGATCACGGGCAGCGGCTCCGGCCCCACGCCCCCCGACGATCCCGATCACCTCCTCCTCGAAGACGGCTCCGCGCTGCTCCTCGAAGACGGCTCGCTCATCCTGACGGAGTAGATTCATGGCAGATAAGGTCATTTCCGAACTCGACCGCGTCCTTCAAGTCGTCGGCACCGAGGATATCCCGGTCGCCCTCGATGGCGCGAACGGCAGGCTGAGCCCTTGGCAGATCGATTTTTACACGAGCCGGAATATTCAGGGCCGCCCGCTCAAGATCGCCTTCGCCGGTGACTCCATTGCGGAGCTGTTCGGCCAGTTAAAGACGGGCGGCCCGTTCTTCTGGAGCCAGGCTCGCAAGCCGCGCGGCTTGATCTTCCATAATGCGGACACCTCGGCGGGCGTCGTCGCTGTCTCGGGCTCGAAATCCGGCACGCTCAAGGGCGCGGGCGGCTCCACTGTCTACACGGCCGTCGACGGCACCGACATGAACACGTCGGCCATGATCGCGAAGCTGACCGCGTGGACGCCGGACGTGCTCATCATCGAGTCCGGCACCAACGACAGCAGCTATTCGCCTGACGATAGCTCGACCTTCCAGAACGTCCGCGCGGTGATAGAGGCGGTGGGTGCGCGCCATACGATCATCATCCCGATCCTGCCGCGCAATGGCTGGACGACGGCGGATTTCTCGCGCTCTTACAACAGCTTCATCCGCGCCTATGCGGCGGCGACGCCGGGCGTCCATGTCCTCGGCGTCGAGCATCTTTTTGCCGATTCCGCGCTGGGCGTGAAGGGCGGCGCGGGCGGTACGGCGGGCGATCCGACGATTGACGGCCTCCATCCTTCACTGACCTATGGCAAAGCGATGGAGCCGATGCTGTCGGACCTGCTCGACACGCTGGGCGTCCCGGCCATTCAGCCGCGCGCGATCACGGGCGGCGATGTCTATTCGTCCACGCGGCCGGGGCTCAATATCCTCGGCGTCGCGGGTGCGATGAGCGGGACCTTCGCGGGCGATTTCGTGACGGCCCCATGCGCGGGCGTCGTGCCCGAATATTCGTGGCAGCTCGGCGCCGCCGACAATAATGACGAGATGATCGCAACCGCCTCGAAATCCAGTTTCGACTTCGAGGGCAATACAGTTGATTCGATCAAGCTGGTGATTTCTGGCTCGGGCGCAATGACGGCGAACCGGCGCGTACACATGAACATGAGCACGACCTTGCCGGCCGGCACGCAGATCGATGGCGTGGCGCAGGCGCTCGTCAGGATCAGCAATCCGAGCGGCCTGCTCTGTGTCTCGCTGACGGTGGCGGGCTATATCGGGGGGGCATACAAGACCGTCCAGATGGGCGGCAATTTCAGCTTCACCGCCGCCGATCTGCTCCCAGGCGATCTCGACGAGGTCTGGCAATATATGATGCCGGGGCCGCTGCCGTTCGATCCCGAGACGTCGATCACCTTTTCCTTCGATATCTGGGGGCTTTCAGGCGAGACGGCCGGCGGCACGATCGAGGTGGCGCAGGTGGGCTACCACCAGCTCGCGCTCCCGGCGGCGGCGTGACCACCTGTCCGCATTGCGGCTATGACTATGACGCGCCACCCGAGCGGTGGACGCGTGGGCCGCTGGTAGCGCAACTGGAGCCGCCAGCGGTCTATTGCGGCGGGATCAGGCTCCCGCTCGTCCGCCAGCAGGCGGTGATCCTCGCGCACCTGGTGCGGCGCGGCGAGGCGAGCACGACGGCGCTTGAGGCGATCGCGGTC